TACTGAAAGATGGAAAGTAGATATGAATAGTGATTCTTGGTTAAGTAAAAATGTAAGACCATTAGTTCTTATCTTTTTAGTTGTATCAACTATACTTATGGTATTTATTGATGCAGGAGTTATATCATTTGAAGTTAAAGCAAATTGGATAGATTTATTACAATTAGTCTTAATTACAGTAATAGGTGCTTACTTTGGTGGAAGAAGTGCAGAAAAGTTTAAAAAGTAATGGCTAAAGCAATTATAAACACATATAAGCGTAAATCTATTAAACGTAAGGGTATTCATTCAAAAAGTAAAATGAGTGCCTTAAAAAGCTCTAAAAACTATTTTAAGAAATATAGAGGGCAAGGTAGATGAAAAGAATTTTGGATAAAACCTTATTGTCCTTAATTTTTTTTTTATATATTTGTGATGCTTATAGCTAAACTTCAAGAGCCTAATAAAGTTGGATGCTTGTTGGAACAGGTACTTGTTTCTTTCTTTTTTGTAGGTTTTTTCTTTCTTTTTCTTTTTACTCTTTTTCTTTTTCTTTCTTTTTAATTAAAATTTCTTATATTAGCAAATATGATAACATATATGATTGACAAGATTATAAATTATAAAACAGTAACTACTAAAGAGAAGATAAATAGACTCTTAGAAATAGATGCAACTCAGTATTGTAATTTGGGAAGCGACTCTACAAAATCAGAGATACAAGAAGTAAAGAAACAAAGTAGAGCCATCTATAGAGCTATTAAACAACTTGACCCTGCAACTGGCAATCTTCTCTTAGAACATATGGATAGATGAGAAAAGTATCTCGTAAAGGACTTATAAAGAAGTTAGATACGATATTCTCTATTTATATAAGACTTCGCAAAGCGAACAAGAAAGGTATAGTAACCTGCTATACTTGTGGAAAGCAAGACCACTACAAGAAAATGCAGAACGGACATTTTATGTCAAGAAAATCTTATTCAACACGATGGGAAGAATTAAATTGTCAAGTACAATGCTATTCTTGTAATGTGATGAGATATGGAGAACAATACAAGTATGGCTTAGAACTCCAAAAAGAATATGGAAAAGATTTACCAGAACAGCTCCTTATACAATCAAAACAAATTGTAAAGTTCTCTAATATAGATTTAGAGGATATGATAAATAAATACAAAGAATTAGTAGATAAACGAAAAAAAGAATTATCTTTATAGCATAAATCTGTTTCTTGCAGGTCTTAATCATTTTGTTTCGGAAGGGGGAATTAATTTTCCTCCTTTTTTTTTATATACATTTGTTTTATTAACATTTTTTAATTATCTTGCAAAAGTATTGCAATGAAGCATTACACTAAAAACAAATTTTATGACCCATAAAGAAGATTTATTAAGGCTTTACAAAACAGAAGCCACACACTTGCGACAACTTTATGATAAAGAAGTTGAAAAAAACACTAACTTAGAAGAAATTATAAAATCTAAAGATAGTATTATAGAAGAATTAGAACTTCACATTAAACAACAAGAAGTTAGAATGTCTTATTTAGAAATAGAAAATAACATAGTAGACGAATATATAAAATGAAAAGTAAAATTACACACATTGAATCAAAAGGTACTTGGTCAAACACATCAGGAACTTTTAACAAGTATCAAGTATCATTAGCAAATGGAAACTCTTATAGCTTTTTAGCAAGAGGAGAATTTAAAAAACAAGTAGGAGAAGAAATAGAATTTGAAGTAACCAATAAGGAATACAATACAGCAAAGCTGGTATATCCTAAACCTCAAAATTCTTACACTCCACAAAACAATTCTAAGCCTTTAGATACTCATAATAGTATATTAAGACAAGTAGCATTTAAAGGAGCTATAGAACTTGCATCTTCTGGTAAGATAAACATTCAGGAGATAGAAGAATTTACAAATACATTTAACGAACTATTAAAATAATAAATATGGAAATTACTGGTAGAATTAAGAAAATCAATAGTACACAAACAAGAGGTACTAATAACTTTAGAACACGAACTATGTGGCTTGTAACAAATGATAAATATCCTCAAACTTTACAAGTAGAGTTTTTACAAGACAAAGTTAATTTATTAGACAACTTTACTGAAGGTTCTTTTGTTAAAACAGCAATCAATCTAAGAGGTAGAGAATGGGAGAATCCACAAGGAGAAATAAAAGTATTCAATACTATTGAAGGATGGAAGTTAGAAGATGATGTAGAACAAGTAACTGCTTCACAACAAAGTCCTGATAGAGATAACGACTTACCATTCTAATGACTGCAGAAGAAAGAAAAAAGACCCCTGTTTATTCAGGGGTTTTAAAATATTTTCCTGATGCTATTTTAGAAGTAGCAAAAGTTTCTTATATTGGTAATCAACAACATAATCCTAACAAATCATTACATTGGGATAGAAGTAAGTCAGGAGATGAATTAGATGCTCTTACAAGACATCTTATAGAAGCTGGTAAGATTGATAGTGATGGTATGCGGCATTCCGCAAAAATTGCTTGGAGAGCATTGAGCAACTTGCAAAAAGAAATAGAAAAAGACAACAAAAAGAAAAATTAAAATGCTAATAAACTTTGATGACCAGATAAATAAACTACACGATATACGTTCTGGTAAAATCAAAGAAGGCTTGACTTTAGGATTTCCAGAAATAGACGAATTTTTTAGGTTTAAACAAGGTAACTTTTTAGTATGTTTGGGTCACGCAAATGTAGGTAAGACTACTGTGATTCTTTATTTAATGTTATTGTATTCAATAAAGCATAATATTAGATGGCTTATATTTTCAAGTGAGAATGAAGCACATAGTATTATAAGAAAACTTATAGAGTTTCTTGCAGCTAAACCAATCAATAAAATAACAGACGAAGAATTTGAAAAGCATAAGCAGTTTGTATTCCATCAATTTAAGATTATTGATTCTAATGAGCTACACACTTATAAGACTTTATTAGAACTTGCTACAAATATCAAAAAGGCTTGGAACTATCACGGATTTCTTATAGACCCTTATAACTCTTTGATGAAAGATAGAGAGATGTTAAAAGGTATTAACTCTCACGATTACGATTATGAAGCAACTTCTGAGATACGAATATTTTGTAAAACACATAATGTAGCTATATGGTTAAATACACACGCAGCTACAGAAGCATTAAGAAAGAAACACGGAAGTTCTGATGATTATGTAGGACATCCAATTCCTCCTATGGCAAGTGATGTAGAAGGTGGAGGTAAGTTTGTAAACCGTTCGGATGAATTTATTTGCATACATAGATATACTCAGCATCCAACAGATTGGATGTATAATCACATTCACGTTAGAAAAGTAAAAGACATAGATACAGGAGGAAGACCAACTCCAATAGATGAACCTATAAAACTTAAGTCAATATTAAATAATGTAGGATTCCAATTAAATGGAAATCACATAATAACTCCAACTTTAACCAAACAAATTAATTTACCATTTTGAAAACTCCAGTAGAATTAGCATATGATAAACATAACCAATGGGTAGAGATAGTACAAACCTTTGGAGGATTGAATAATGAGGAATGTGAGGATTTGGTACAGACTATGTATATTCTTCTTATAAAGTATACTCAAAAAGGTATTGATTATATGTTTAATGATGAGATAAACTATTATTATGTATTTAAAATACTAAGAGGACTTTATGTAGATTTGATTAGAAAGAAAAGTAAAGTAAAGCTAATTAGTTTAGAAAACATAGAACCTGTAACAGAAATTGACCATAACAATTATGATGAGGTTTATAATAAAGTACAAGACATTCTTAAAGATATGTACTGGTACGATAAAAAAGTATTTGAAATTATTGAAGATGGTACTAACATAAGTGAACTATCAAGAAAAAGTAAGATAAGTTATTACAGCTTATACAATACCTATAAGAAAGTAAAACAGAAACTAAAAGATAACTTATGAATTATAATAGTGATTTTAGATATGATTTAAAATTAGGTCAATTAGGAGAAAAGCATTTATCTAATATTCTTTCTAATAAATTAGTAGAAGTTAAAACAGATTATAAAGCTGAAAAAACAAAAAATATATATATTGAATATGAAAGCAGAAATAAACCAAGTGGTATATCAATAAGCCAAAGTGAATTTTATGCTTTTATTTTAAGTAATGAAACTATACTTCTTATTGAAACTAAAAGTCTTAAAAAATTATGCAGAAAATATTTCGGAACAAATAGAGATATAAAAGGAGGAGATAATAATACAAGTAAAGGAATAATATTACCATTAAAAGATATAATATGAAAATAGGAAACTTAATAGAATTAATTACAACATACACAGGAATAAAATACTTAGTAGAAACTTATCATAGTTTAACAGGAACTAAGTGCAACTGTGATAAAAGAAAAGATTCTTTAAATAAATTTAAAATAGATAGAAATGGAATTACAAAAGTTTAGTCAAGAAGACTACGATAAATGGACAGAGTTTAAAGCTGCTAATGGCAAAAGTATAAACAGAAAAGAACAAGAGCTTATTTCAAAATTACATTCAGTTTACTTTAAACATAATTATTATCTTCCCTGCACTTGTACTCCGAAAACATATATAGCGTGGATAAAACAATTAAATGATATTTACGCTAATGGGACTCAGTAAGATATATCTATACGAACAAGCAGTAGTTCAGATACTCAATATGGATAATTGGGATTTAAAATGGGCTGGTAATGGTTTTGAGCATTATGATGCTATAGGCAAGACTCCTAAAGGTCACGATTGCGTGATAGAAATGAAATTTAGAAAAAAATACTATAAAGAAAAAATGTTAGAGGTTTATAAGTATGAGCAACTAATAAGTATGGATTCTGAAATTGTAAAACTCTACTTTGTATCTGACCCTAAAGGAAATTATTTGTATTGGCTAAACTATTTAGATATGCCAGAACCTGTAGATATGTATTGTCCTGATACTACAATGTGGACTAAGAAACGATTACTAAAACCTGTATATCTTCTCACAGAACAACAAGCAAGTATTATAAATAGAGAATCATATAATTAAATTTTGTTAATAACTTTATATTACTTATATTAGCAATAAAAAAAATATGAAACAAATGAGAAATACTTTTTACCATCAGTCAGATTCTTTAAAAAAATATTATTTTAATTATCCTTCTCCTCATCTATGGAAAAATCAAGATGGAATTGAAAGAGGTATAAATTATTTTAGAGATAATGTTCTTTCAGAATTTGTTGAACTTGTAACATATAATTTAGTTGATTCTTTTGAATTATTTATAGAGCAAACTTATTTATTAGAAATAGAAACAAAAGAAGATTTCAAATTTTTTCTAAATGTTTTTTATGATGATTTAGGAGAATGCAATTATTTTGAATATACTCAATATGAACAGACACATTGCTATAAACAATGGATTAAAGATTTATGGAAAGATGGATTATTAGATTATAATAATGTAAAAGAAAGATTAAAAAAATTAAAAAAAATAAACACAATAAGTTTAGATAGATTATTAAATAATATGTTACATTATTCAGATAAATTTATAGATTTATTGCCAAGTAATAGGGCTTATAGTAGATATAAAATTAATAAAAATGCTTTAATGTCTGAAGAAATGATGTTCAAGTATTTAGAAAATATAGAGTTTGTAAATAAAATAGAAAATGAAAAAGAGACAGTATAGAAGTAATCAAGGAAGAAGTCCAAGAAAAGAAGAACAGATAATGAATGTTCTTAAAGTAGCGTTTCTTGGATTAGCAATAACAATATTAACCTGTATAATACTTAACTAATATGCCAATACCTAAACCTAAACCATCAGAAACAAATAATGATTTTATTAATCGTTGTATGTCAGACGAAGTAATGATTAATGAATATCCTAAAAGATATCAAAGACTCGCAGTATGTACAGCACAACTTAAAAGAAAATGACTTTACTACAG